GGGATGAAGGGGTCCTTTTTGCACGCCGATCACCCCACGAAGGGGGTGCCTATTGCACGCTGATCCTCACCGGCAGGATTTGCCGCAGGGGATGTGTTTTCGTTGCTCATCGACAGGCCGCTAGTGCGTGTGGCCAACGACCCCCGCGCGGCTTGGAACCTCTAAAACCGATATCTTGAATGACGCCAGAAGAGCGCCGGAAGGCGACGAGGCGTAGACTTTACAAAGACTTTGAGTTCTACGCCTCCAAGGCCCTGAAGATCAGGACCAAAGAAGCCAAGATCGTCCCCTTTAAGCTCAATAGAGCACAGAAGCGGCTCTTGAACGCGGCCCTCCAACAGTGGGAGGAAACAGGCCGCATCCGCATCGTTATCCTCAAGGCCCGCCAGCTCGGGTTTTCGACGATGGTGGGCGGCTTCCTGTACTGGTGGATTAGCCAGCACCGCGCCACGAAGGGGATTGTCGTCACCCACAAGGGCGAGGCATCCACGGCGCTCTTCGACATGACGAAGCGTTACCATAAAGAGGTCCCAGACTTCCTGCGGCCGTCCACCGAACGGGCCAACTCCAAGGAACTGAAGTTCGACAAGCTGGACAGTGGTTACATGGTGGCCACTGCCGGCGCGGACACGATTGGACGCGGCGAAACCCTCCAGGCCGCACACCTATCCGAAGTCGGCCTCTGGCCCAAGTTGAAGGCGAAAGAGATCATGAACGGTCTCCTCCAGGCCATCCCTGAGGTGGACGACACCTTCGTCTTTATCGAGAGTACCGCTCGCGGCATGTCAGGTCCATTCTATGAGGCTTGGCGAGAAGCCGTTGCGGGCACCTCGGGGTACTTGGCGTATTTCGCGCCATGGTTTGAGGACCCGAAATATACCGCCGATCCTCCCGAGGGGTTTGAACGAACCCTGGAGGAGGACGACTATTGCGCCAAGGTCCTTGAGGTCTACGGCGAGGTCCTGACGGATGGCCAATTACTGTTCCGCCGCCGAAAGGTGGCGCTGGACGGGCCTGATCTGTTTAAACAGGAATACCCAACGTTCCCGGAGGATGCCTTCCTCACCTCGGGCGCTCCCGTGTTCAACCTCACGAAGCTCGCGGAGCGCATGGAGAAGTTATCCTCTCTCGAAGCGGACGGCATCGTCCACCGAATGGATTACGACCCGATCGAACAGACTATGGCGGTCAACCCGCGTGGCCGGCTCTTGCTGTACCGCGAGATCGACCCGAGGATGGATTACACCATAGGCGTTGACGTCTCGAAAGGGACGGGCGGGGAACAAGAGACATCCGAAGGCGACTGGTCCGTGGCGCAGATACTCGACCGTCATAAGCGGCAAGTGGCCGTGTGGCGGGGGAAGGTCGAACCGGACTATCTGGCGACCATCCTGTACCATCTGGGCCATCTGTTCAACGAAGCCCGCATGGCTATCGAGTTCAACAATCACGGCATCCTGCCCAATACCCTCCTGTACAAAACGGGGGTCATGGTGGCCGGCGAGCTCAAGACATACGACAACCTCTATACCCGTGAAGTCTACGACCGGAAAACGGAAGAGACCCGCGAGGAGCTTGGCTTCTACACGGACGTAAAGACCCGGCCACTCATCATCGACGAGCTGCGGCAGGCGGTCCGAGACGAGACCATCCTCCTTAACGACGCCCCGACGATCAGCGAAATGACTACCTTCGTGGCGGACCCGAAAAGCGGGAAGATCGAAGCCGAAGTGGGCTGTCATGACGATTGCGTGATGGCCTTGGCGATCGCCAACCACATTCACGAGGGATGCTGGGAGCTAGTTGAAAGCTCTGACGACCTCTATTTTGAAATGATCTAGGAACCTCATGAAATTGAAGCCCCGCGTCCTCAGCGATGAGGAGTTGGTGGGCGCGTGCGTGGCGAGGGCAGAGCAAGGCTCTACCTTCGTCAACCTGAACCTGAAGAAGGAGCGGGAAGACGTCACGTTGTACTATCAGGGCAAGAAGCCCTATCCGCTCCGCGAGGGCGGCTCCAAGTTCGTATCGCAAGACGTCTACGAGAGCGTAGAGGCTCAGAAAGCCCAGATAACCGAAGCGTTTAGCGCGGGCTCCAACATTGTCTCCTTCGCGCCCCAAAATGCCGAAGACGTCGCATTGGCCAAGCAGGCCACCGAATACTGCGAGCACGTGGTATTCCGCCTTAACGACGGCCCCGGCATCATCAACGGTGCCGTCCACGATAGCGCCATGCACCGCATCGGCATCGCCAAGGTCTATTGGGACCCCGGCGAGATCAGCACGACCCATCGGTTCGACGATCAGCCCGCCGAAGCGGTAAACAAGCTCCTTGCTGACCCCTCAGTCCGCCTGACGACCAAACCGACCGTGAAGGACAACCTGGTTTCAGGGGAGTTCGAAAGGGTGGAGGACGTCTCCCAGACCCGTATAGAGCTCGTGCCCCCTGAAGAGTTCGTAGTGGCTGGCCGGTTTACCGACCTGGACAGCGCCCCCTACGTTGGCCACCGCTACGTCGCGACCCTCGGGGATCTAGTGGACGCCGGCTACTCGCTGGACGACGTGTACACCATCACCGGCGCCGATGACGCCCTCCTGTTTGACGAGGAGCGCCAGCTCCGGGATGGCGAGCTCATAAACGCCACGTTCGATAACGACAGCGAGGACGAAGCGGGACGCCTTTGCACGGTCACGGAAAGCTACATCCGGATCGACGCGGAAGGCACTGGACGGCAATCCCTATGGAAAGTCGTGCATGTCGGCCGCACGTTGCTTGAGAAAGCCAAGGTCGCCTGCCATCCGTTCGTCACCTACTCCATGCAGCCGGAGCCGCACAGCTTCTACGGCGGCAACTTTGCGAGCCGGGTGATCCAGCATGCCAATACCAAGACCACGTTGACCCGCGCGATTATTGAGCAGGCCGTGGAGGCGACCAACCCCCGCTGGCAAGTGGCCCGTGGTGGCGTTCAAAACCCCCGCGAGCTAATCGACAACCGGCGAGGCGGCATCGTCAACGTCCGCGACGTCAACACTTCCGTAGCGCCACTCCCGCAGACCCCGATTAACCCGTACGTTCTTCAGACGATCGGCATGGTCGATCAGGCTCGCGAGGACACCACGGGCATCTCACGGCTCTCGCAGGGCCTCGATAAGAAGGCGCTGTCCCATCAAAACAGCCAAGGCCTTGTGGAACAGCTCACGAGCAATTCCCAGGTCCGCAGCAAGGTCGCCGCCCGCCACTTCGCGAGCCAATTCCTGACCAAGCTGTACCTGAAGGTCTACGCCATCGGGATCGAACGGGACCGCACGCGCATCCTTGAGATCGCCGGTAGCTACGTGGAGGTCACTCCGCAGTCCTGGCGACGTCGTACGGACCTCAGGATCGACATGACCTTGGGGTACGATGAGCGGGCCGTACAGGCCGAAGAGCTCCTGACGTACGACAGGTACATGACGCAAAACCACCCGCGTCTCTATGACGACGGGAAGGCCTATACGGTCATCTCGAAGGTCCTGGAGATCAAGGGCCACAAGAACGTCGCCGACTTCATCGCGGACCCCGCGACCCTAGAGCCGCCCAAGCCGGACCCCAAGACCGAGCTTGAAATTCAGAAGCTCCAGAAGGAAATCGAAATTCTGGAACGCGAAATCGCGCTCAAGGAAAGCACCTTCCAGCACAAGGCAGAGGTGGAAACCTTCGAAGCGCAGCTCAAGGAAATTCAGCAGGAAGCCGAGCTGGCACTTAAGACCCGCGAAGCGGACCGCAAGGACGCAGAGACGGACAACCGGATCGACATTTCCCAGGCCGAAACCGAGCTTGCAGCCTTCCAGGCAACGCAGACTCCGGTGGAGAACAAGAAGTCGTCCGCGATTATCAGCCCGAACGGATAACCATGGCCATTCTCGTCCTGACCGACGAAGAACAGCAGGCGGTAGACGAGGGGGAGGCCGCAGGGTCCCTCCTCGCGAACCCCGTGTTCCTCACGGCGATCGAAGCCGTCCGCGCCCAGTGCGCCGAAGGCATCCTGACAAGCGAACCCTCTGCCCGCGAAGCTCGCGAGGACGCTTACAACCTATCTCGGGGCCTCTCCGCCGTCACGGTGGAGCTCAGAGCCCTGAAAGCCCGCGCCGAGACCATATTGGCCCAGGCTGAAGCCCAAGCCGAAGATGAGCCCCTCACGGACAGCTCATTCGGCGATTATTGAGAGAAACCTCACACTTGACCATCCAAACGCAGGACGCCGGAGACCCCGGTATGTCCGAAGAGGCAGCCGAAGCGGCCCTCATGGCTTCCTTCGAGCCTCCGGCGAATGACGAAGGCGCAGACGGCAATGATCCCGCAGACCCGTCCAATGATCCTGAAGGGCCTGACCCGGACCCGCTCGACGACGGCGAAGAGGGCGATGAAGGGAACGATGATCCCGACGACGGCGACGAAGCGGGCGACCCTCCGGCCCCGCAGCCCCTCACGGACGACGCAGAAGTAGAAGTCCTCATCGGCGGCGAGGCCCAGAAAGTCACCCTCGGGAGCCTCAAGGCTCTCGCAGGCCAAGAGGCCGAACTTACCCGGCAGGGCCGCGAGATCGAAATGGCGGGCGGACAGGCTGCCGCCACGCTCCAGGTCGCCCTGGAGATGGTGGAAGAAGAGCTGGCACCGTACGCGGACATCGACTGGCTGGTGGCCCAGCAAAACTTGGAGCCTGAGCTCTTCCAATGGCATCGGCAGCAGGCCGCCAAGCTGGCGGACAAGTACCGCAAGCTGACTGACGCCGCCAAGGGATTTGAGCAAACCTTTACCGAGCGCCGCTCGTCCGTGAATGAGGCCGCCAAAGCAGCCGCGACCCGCGAGCTGTCTGCCGACGTTCCTGGCTGGAATGACGCAATGCACCAGGAGGTCCTCGCCTACGGTGCCACTCAGGGTCTCGACGCCGCCGAACTGGCGACCGTCACGAACGCCAAGGTCCTCAAGCTCATCCGCAAGGCGATGCTCCACGATCGGGCGGAGAAGGTCGCGACCCAGAAGGTCAACGACGCTCCGACCAAGGTAATCAAGGGCGGCAATCGCCAGCCTGCGACAACCGCCAAAGCCGTCAATGCCAAGAAGGCAATCGCGCGACTGGAGGCCTCCGGGTCCTCCGATGACGCGGTAGCCGCGCTCATGGGGCGCTGGGGCTAACAAGCTCCCGCCTCACCCCAAACAATACCCTTTTCTCAGTAAGAATACCCAAAACACTATGGCTACTTTCCAGACTTATGACAGCGTCGGCGCGAAGGAAGACGTCAGCGACGTCATTTCGATGCTGAATAAGCACGAAACCCCCTTCACCAGCTCGCTCTCGAACCGCACCGTCAGTCAGAAGACTTACGAATGGCAGGAAGACGAACAGGAGGGCGGCAAGGATAACGCCCAGGTCGAAGGCTTCGACGCGACCGAAGAAGACCTGACGACCACTCAGATGCGCTCGAACACCACTCAGATTTTCTCGCGCACCATCCGCCTGTCGGGCTCGCTGGAAGCGACGGAACACTACGGCCGCAAGAGCGAACTGGCCCGCCAGATCGTCAAGAAGGGCAAGGCCCTGAAGCTGGACCGCGAACGCGCTTGCGTAGGTGTCGATCAGGCGGCCGTCCTCGGCTCCAACACGGTCGCCCGTCGCCACGCCTCGGTCTCGAAGCTGATCGACGCCGGCTCCATCATCGACAATTCGAACGCCGGCACCGCCCGTCCGATCCAGGAGGTCACCCTCCGCAAGGCGATCAAGAAGAACTTTGACGAAGGCGGGCAGGCTCGCCGGTTCATGGTGGCCCCGTACGTCGCCGAACAGACGGCGGAGTTCGACGGCAACGCCTCGCGGACCCGCGAAGTGACCGGCAAGGGTGCCAAGGAAATCGTGCATGTCGTTGACGTGTACACGACCGCCCTTGGCACGCTGACCATCGAAACCAACCGGGAAATGAAGGCGGACTTCGGCCTCCTGTGGAACCCCGAGGACTGGAAGGGCGTCACCCTGAAGGGCCGTGGCTGGTTCCGTGAGACCCTCGCGAAGACCGGCGACAATACGAAGATCATGCTGGCCGGCGAGTACGGTCTCCAGCACAACAACTTCAAGGCTTCGACGCTGGTTAAGGGCATCGGCGAGTAATCGCAGACCCCCGAGAGACCCCATGGCCTTCGGGTCGTGGGGTTTTCTTTTCATCCCCCAACCGAGACTGAATGAATACCCAATACACCTTCGTCGGCCTTGACGAAGATTTCATCCCCGAGACGGTGAATGGCGACTTTGAGGTCACCGGGACCATCGTTTCGGCGCAGCATATTCCCCAGGGCTTCCTTGACCGCGTAGCCGCCAAGCGGAATTGGCAGGACGCCCAGTCCTTCAGCGCCCTTACGAAGGGTGACGACCTCGAAAAGGTCCATCTGGCCCGCATCCCGGTCGCCGTCGTCAACAAGTGGCAGCGCGAAGGCTTCGACATGATGGAGTTGATTAGCTCCGGAGACCCGAACGCAGCATCGATCATCATGGCCAAGCTGCGCCTTGAGGACCTCAGCGCCTTCCAAGTCTCGTCGAAGAACTTCTAATGAACTTCGGCGACTGCAAAGCGCGGCTGCGGGCGCTCATCAACCGCAGGGACCTCACGGACCAGCTCGCCGGTAGCTTCATCACTGATGCAGTGGCCGACATGGAGAGAGAGGTTCGCATCGGCCCCATGGAGCTCGTCCTCTCCCAGTCCGAATGGGACGGCGAGAAGAACGCCATGTTCGTCCCCCGGAATTTCCTGGAGACGATCAACATATTCACGGACCAGCAAGAGCTGGACCAAGCCGACATTTCCAACTTCCTGAAGGTGCCCGACATCGGCGGCGTCCCCACGCACTTCGTGAAGGTGTCGAACCGCTGGCTTCTGCGGCCCACGCCGGCCCCAGGGACCCGCGTCTACCTCCACTATTACTCCCAGTCCGAAGCGCTCCTCAATGATGACGATGAGAACACGTGGACCCGAGCGGCACCTAACGCCGTCGTGTACACGGCAGCCGGCCTAGCGGCAGACTTCTTCCAGATGGAGGACAATCACGCCCAGCGGTACGCCGCGCGGGCTCGCGGTTACATCGAAGCCCTGGAAGATCAGAACATCAATGAGAAGTGGGGCGGTCGCATCACTATTCCGATGCCTGCGGGCACCGGGGATTTCTAAGCATGACAGACCTTGCACGCACTTCATTTTACGGGGATGACGACCAGCGCCTAGTAGGCCCGAAGGGCGACCCTGGCGACATCGGACCCCAGGGGCCTCCGGGGCCTCCCGGCCCACAAGTCCCCCTCCCGAAGCATAACAGCAACGCCGCAGCCCTCGCTGCCGGCCTGACGATCGGAGCGCTGTACCAGCTCCCCAGCGGCGCAGTTTACGCCGTCATCTAACACCTAAGAGCACACATGAAACCTACAGCCGCGTCCTTCTACGACGTTATGGGCGAGAGCCTGCGCGGCCCTCAGGGAGACCCCGGAGACACCGGCCCTCAAGGCCCTCCCGGACCCGAAGGACCGCGCGGCCCGAAAGGCGACAAGGGCGACAAAGGGGACCCCGGAGACGGGAACCTTGAAGAGGTCCTGGAGACCGCCAACGCCTACGCCCGAGCAGCCATTACTGAAGAGCGCGAAGCCCGCGTCACCTCCGAAGAGGCTTTCGCCCGCCGCGTCCTGACCATCGAAGCGGACTTCGTGACCCACGGCGAGGCGGACACCATCGCCCACGCTCGGGTCCAGGAAGAGCAAATAGCCCGAGCTACCGCCATCGACGCCGTGGCGCGACGTATCGAGACCGTAGAGGCTTCGTACATTACCTCGGAGGGCGCGGGGTCCATTGCGGACGCTAAGGTCCGTGTGGAACAGCTCGCCCGCTCCAGCGCCGATGAGGCCCTTGCGTCCCGCGTCGAGACCATAGAGGCCGACTTCACCACGAAGGGCGAGGCGGGAGCTATTGCAGCGGCCAAGGTTTCCGATGAGGCAACCGCGCGAGCCGACGCTGACGGCGCTCTTGCGCAACGCATCCAGACCGTTGAGGCCGACTACACGACCAAGGGTCAGGCCGGGTCCATTGCGGACGCCAAGGTTCAGACGGAAGCCGAAGCCCGCTCCACGGCTGATGGAGCCTTGGGGCGTCGTATCGATACCGTTGAAGCCACCTACATCAAAACGGGTGACGCATGGAGCTACACGGACGCTAAGGTCCGTGACGAGGCTTCGGCCCGCGCCGACGCCGTTGAGGCCGTGGCGGCGAGGGTGGAAAGCCTGGAGGCGACTTATGGGGACACCGCGTCCGCTGAGGCCAGTGCTGCGATAGCTGAGACCGCAAAGACGCAGGCGACCGCCGCCAAGGCTGCGGCAGAGACGGCGAGGGACCTCTCGGCAACCTATCGCAGTCAGTCCCAGGCGGCTCGCGATACCGCCCAGTCTGTTCAAGACCTCATGTGGCCGGACAACGTGGGCCCCGAAGGCGGGAAGAGCTACGAATGGGCCGGAGACGATGGCACGAATTTCCAGTTTGCTTACGGGCCTGGGAATGGCGGCTGGCCGGTCTCGTGGCTGACCCTCCAACCCGCCAACTCCGGAGGGCGCTACAGTCGCGTCACGTACAAAAGGAGCCGAGCCAAGGCCTCGAATAAGCGCTATCGGGTGACTACTTGGTTCTACACGACCGCGACCAACTTCGACAACGTATCCATATGGATACTAGGCTCCAATACCGAAGCGTGGGACGGGAGCGCGGTAGGGGTCAGCGGGTACGCTGTGGCCCCAGGATGCCAGAATGGCGGGGCCCCAAGCACGGGCAGCTTCGTCAAGTGCGGTATCGACTTTACGACCGACCATCTCAGCCGGAACAACTGGAGGCCCATCTTTGAGGCCCGCACGACCGCCGCAGCCCCTAATGGCGTCTGGCATATGTCAGGCTTCAATATTGAGGACATCACAAGCCAATATGAGGCTGAAAGCGCCGCAACGGCATCCGAAGGTTCTAGGGTCCTGGCTAACGCCGCAAGGGCTGAAGCAGAGTCCGCGAGGGACCTTAGCGCCTACTACAGGGACAGTGCAGCGGGCGTCCGAGACGAAGCCGCTGGCTTTCGCGATCAGGCGAACGCTCGGGCCAACGCCGCCGAAGGCTCTAGGGTGCTGGCTGACGCGGCGAAGGCCTCTGCCGAGAGCTACGCGAACCTATCCGCCAGCTATGGGGGAGGGGGCGGCAATATGCTGTCCCAGTCGCGCTTCGCGCTGGACGACGTCGGGTTCTTCTTCTGGAGCCCCTATGACTTTGGATGGTTCGACTACGGACGGGACGGGGCCGGGGATGATTGGCGGCCTACAGGCGAGCACAATATCTACATCCACCAGAACAACGGCAACTCGGATGCGTGGGCGCAACGCCATACGGAACGCTTCAGCGTAGAGGCAAACCAGTGGTATGAGTTCACCTCCGCCACGGCCGCCCATCGCTGTAACAGCGAGCTTCGCATCGAATGGTATCGGGCTGACGGCTCGCACATAACCAACACCAACTCGGGCATGTTTGCGCCTGCCAGCGGCGGCCGTGACATAAACAACTGGACCCGGAATGTCGCTGCCAAGGGGCAGGCCCCTAGCGATGCTGCTTCGGCCCTCGTGGTGTTTATCAAGTACGGAACCTACGCGGGCCAAGGTGACTCCTGGGCATGGTGGAGCCGTCCCCAGATGACGCGCACCACTCAGGGCGCGGCAAGTCCCAAGCCGTACTTCCCGGCCCCCGACACGGCCAGCCTTCAGCAGCAGGCCTCAGCCATCGCGGACGCCCAAGGAAAGCTCCAGGCCCGCTTCCAGATCACCGCCCAAGTCCCCGGCCAGCGCACTCGCGTTACGGTCCAGGCGGGCAACGGCGATACTGGCGTGGACATCGAAGGGAACGTCCATATCCATGGCGACCTCACGGTGGACGGCACGATCAATTCCAAAAAGGTCAAGCTGGACACCTACGTCAAAAGGGCGGCCGTTAGCGGCGGCGGGTCTCCCGCATTAGGCCAAACGCTCCTCATCGGCGCTGTGGACCTTGGCGTGACCAACCCGAACGGCTCGTACCTCCTCGAAGTGGGAGGGACGATGGTTTGTGACGTGGGCAGGCAGACGACCAATCTAAACGGCCGTCCCTACTACGTCGATGCGCTGCCGGACGGGGGCTTCCTGGTCCAGCTCGTGAAGAACGGCACCCCGATAGTGAGCAATTACTATCAGGCGTCGGAGTACGGCAGCACGCCTATGCAGACTCGCACGCTCTCGCTGGCCCTCACACGCAACTACGAGCCCACGGACACCACTGAGGGCAATGTGACCCTCCTGGTCTACGCCATCCGGGGCAACTCCGACACGGGCGTAACGGACCAGGGCGACTACTACCAGCGCCAGCGCAGCGCCCTCTATCACTCCTTCAGCTTCACGGCGAAGGCGAAATGGACTTTCACCTAAATGCAGCTCGCAATCTACGAGGAGGCCTCGGGGACCATTGTGTCCCTGATGCAAGCCTCTGCGTTCCCGCAAGGGATGCCGGACGACTTCGTCCCTGAAGGCCACGCCTACACGATGATGGACGATGAGACCGAAATCTCCCTCACGGGGCACTGTTTCATCAACGGGGTCCTCAGCGACAAAGAGCCGGACATTGCGCCTTCCCGTGCGGCTCTCTGGTCCCAAGCCAAGGCCTTCCGGGACTTCGTGATAGACGGGGGGTGCCCGACGCCCCTCGGGGTCGTCCAGACGGACGCAGAGAGCCGCCTGAAGATCAGCGGGGCCGTACAGATGGCCATGCTGGCCCAGGCGGCCTCTCAGCCCTTTGAGGTCTCATGGACCATGAAGGACAACAGCGTCGTGAAGCACTCAGCGGCCCAGACGATCCAGCTCGGCCTTACCGTGGGCCAGCACGTCAACAAGGCCTTTGAGGCCGCTACGGCGCTGCGGGGCCGGATCGAAGCCGCTGAGACCATAGAGGCCCTTGAGGCCATCAACATCCTTGAGGCCTCTTGGCCTCCAAACGAATAGAGACAAATGCCGTCTGAAGACCTGTCCCCCATCGCCCTCATGTTTGACGTGAGGGAGCGGCTTGCCCGCATCGAAACGAAGATGGACAATTCGGCCGAACGGTTCGCATCGATCGAAAGCGACCAGGAGGACCACGGAAAGCGCATTGACGCCCTGGAAAAGGAAGTCGTGCAGTACAAATCGAAGCTCGCAGTCTTCGCCGGTATAGGCGGACTGGGAATCACGCTCCTCTCTGTATTTGGAGAGAAGCTCCTCGGGCTCTTCTAACCCTTTAAAACCCCTAGCCAATTTGGCCGGGGGTTTTTAATCGCCTCCATATGCAGACATGACGTGAACGCGCCACCCAACCGGCGACCCGTGGCGATTTTGGGTTAATGACTCATTTTGATGCACTTAAATGCAGCATGTTCCTGGTCTGTTCTCGTTGTTACCGCAGACAATCCGTGGCAGGAACCAATCCGCCGCTACGGACTTTATGCAGCGTGCAACAATACGCTATTGCGGATCGTCCCAGATTGGATTAAGGGGTACACCAGTGACGAACGAACAAGACAACCGTCATCTCACTAAGCTCAGCCGCATGATGGACACATTTGCGGATGCGACTGGTGAACATGCGTCGGTCAAGGTCGTGGAGAGCTTCTGCCTTGCAGCAACGAACGAAGGGAAGAGCGTAGTCGAACTGGCCAAGCTCGCGGGGTCCACACGGACGACCATGAGCCGCCATCTGATGGACCTCTCGGAGATGCTGCGGAACGGCAAGGACGGCTACAAGCTCCTCCAGCGTAACCAAGACCCGCGCAACATGCGGACCGTGTTCTACACCCTCACTCCGAAGGGTCACAAACTGAGCCGTAAACTGAAGGAGCTAATGGAGGACTAATTGGCCATATATCCAGACAAGAAAGACGGAAAACACACCGGGCGCTGGCGGGTAGAGCTCCAGCGGGGGAAGGAGCGCTACAGGAAGCGTTGGAACACCCACGCGGAGGCAGAGGCCGACGAGAAGGCGGTACTGGCCTCCTGGGCTTCTGGGGAGGCCCTACCGGCACCCGGACAGGCACCCGGAGCCCCCGAGGTCCACACGCTCTCCTCAGTCATCCCTCTCGCTAAGGGTAACCTCTGGGACGGCGCGGACACTGAGGAGCTCTGCTACCAGCGCATGGAGATCATGGCGGACCTGTTGGGCCGTAACACCCGGCTCGACGCCATAGATACCCATGTGGTCGATCAGCTCATTAAGAAGCTGCGAGCGGCTGGGAAGTCGGACGGAACCATCAACCGCTACATGAGCCATCTCCACACCTTCCTCTTGTGGGCTCGGTCCCGCAAGTACCGGACGGTAGCGGTAGACGGCGAGGAGGGCATATCCTTCGCGTGGAAGAAGGAGACGCAGGGCCGTATCCGGTGGATTACCCTTGAGGAGGAAAAGGCCCTAGGCGAGTATCTGACGGGCCGCACGCACCCCAAGGGCGAGCAAGCTCACGCGGTCTGGAAGGTCATACAGATTGCCCTGGCGACGGGCTGCCGGCGAGATGAGATACTCACGGCGACCCTGAAGCAGATCAACGGCGATCGGTTGCACCTCTGGGAGACCAAGACGGACAACGCACGGACGATACCGATGGCCCCTCACATCCGCGAGATGCTGGTAGACCTTCTGCAATCGCAGACTATGCCGTCCCGTCGCGGTCTCCGCACTTGGTGGGAAAAGGCGCGTGTACACATGGGCCTTGCCAGTGACCCCGACTTCGTGTTTCACGCCTGCCGACACACATGCGCGACCCGCATGGTAGACGCTGACGTAAACGTCTTCGTCATCAAGGAATGGATGGGACACAAAGTGATGGAAACCACCCTACGGTACGCACATGTGAAGCCTCAAAATCTCACTGTTGCGCTCCAAAAGGTGGGGGATCACATGCGTTTGGTCGCTGAAAACCCCAGTGTTTCCGCCATTTCTGGCCTCCCCCACACGCTCCCCACCAGTGGGGCGAATGGGCAATTTGACATCGCAGCCTGACCTGCTAAAGGCCTGATTTCTGCGATAATCCGCATGCGGGTGTGGTGAAACTGGTAGACGCGCCGGACTCAAAATCCGGTTCCGAAAGGAGTGTCGGTTCGATTCCGACCACCCGCACCATTCCACACTTCTCTACATCAAAGTTTGAAATAACTCTGAAAGGAGAAGTGGTTAGGGTGGTTCTATAGCCCCTTCCGCGCTCGTAAATGAGCCTCTCTGCAAAAGTCAGTTTTATCGCTGCTCGCTTGTCGTCGATATGCTCAGAAAGCCATAGTTTCTGCGGGTTTTCGAGAAACTGCATGGCGGTTCTATGCTGATGCTCAAAGGTCGCGATCGGGCGTCCGCAATGAGGATCAGCGTGCAATAGGCACCCCCTTCGTGGGGTGATCGGCGTGCAAAAAGGACCCCTTCATCCC